AAGGATGCAGCTATTCTGAAACGTCTTCCCGACGACAGGAAGATGATCATGTACTGGTACATTCTTGGAAGCCTCTCCTGCATGAGCGCAGCCTATCCACGAATATTTTCAGGAGAAGGAAAAAATAATGGGCGTATATTCGATGCCCAGCTGCGACTACTTGATTCCCTGGCACAGTCTGACATGACCAAGAAGCCGGAGATTCGGAAAGGTTTGTTGCTCGATGCACTATACTCGATGGATGAATCCATCAGGCGCAAGGAAGAAACAGAAGAGAACTTGAGAAATAGATAGAAAAGTTTGTTACTAGCAAACTTTTTATTCGATTTTGTTTGTTACTAACAAACTTTTATCTATCTTTGTAGAGTCATAAGAAACGCGGGTGACGTCCGCATAAGTTCTTTTATATTATGGAACAATTGTTCAAGGCTATCCAAGCGATAGCAGAAGCGAATCCCGATGGATTCACGGTTGACCTCACAACCTTAAAAAAGGTCACAAAAGGCATTTCAGTCGCCTATCTCGAAACCCAAGACAGTTTTGGAGAAGAAGGACTGAAAAGAGTTCTTAACCATGCTTTAATGCACGAAAAGAAAGTCGGTGGATGGTTCAACGAAGAAAACGGAATGTTCTACTTCGATTCTATCCGGATTTTCACTAATCTCGAAGAAGCCAAGCAATTCGGACGTGAAAATGGGCAGATCGCTATTTTCGACATTGGGCAAATGAGACTCATCAAATTGTGATCCGGAGGGGCGAAAGCCCCTCCATTACAAAGTATATTGTATTATTAAATACCCGATTATCAAAACGTAAATTGATGAATTATGAAGAATCTTGAATTACTACCTCTCCCTGCCGAGAGTAAAAAGCGGATCGACGAGTTCGCAAGGCAGTATCAGCGCATGGGACATATCTCTATTGAGGTTGTATCCTATAATGAAGGTCGCTTAATTGTTCGCGCTGAACAAAAAGACCTGGTAAATGACAAGTTCCTCTCCAAAAAGGAACTGACGGAACGTATCCGTGATATGTTTAAGGGAGAGATCCCGGACGACTGGAAGCTCACTGTGTCAGCCGTGAACTTCGATCGCAAAGATATCGACGGAATCACGATTGACTGGATCAAAAGACGGATGGAACGCTTAGGATTAAAAAGCAAACATCTGAGCAACTATACAGGTATTGACAAATGCACTGTATCCTCACTCCTGTCCGGAGACAAGGAACTGACCAAATGGCACAAGGTAGCACTATATTACTTTTTTAAATATTACGAAGTAGCCAACTTTTAACTTTCATTTGTAAGCGGAGCAAAAAACTCCGCTTACTCTTTGTCGAATCTGAAAAAGATTGTACTTTAGCACCTGCCCAATATCGTTATTAAAACATGAATCCCTTACCATAGTGTAACCAGACAGCTGGTTCCGGCTAATAACACCGGTGGGCGCACTATAGTGAGGGATTCGCCATATTACTATGATATATACCAACTTCAATGTAGATTTGTCTTCAGAAGACAGTTCAAGTGATCCTTACTATGGCAGTGGAAGTAGTTCAGATGAATCCGCACCATTACCGGATATTACGAGTGACACTCCGATAGAAACCAATGGTTTGGATACAAGCGACTTTGTCAATAAATAGCAAATGCTATTAAAAAAGAAACGACAGCCATAAAAGAGCCGAATATCAGAAATGCAAGAGAGCGTTTAGTATGTTTGACTCTTTTTTTATTCATTTCTTCCTGCTTCGTTATTTTCTTTTGAAGTTCAACTAATTCATCGCTGACA